TGGCAGAATCAGATCGGTAGAGCTGTCTCTAAGAGAAAGTGACAAATGAAGATACTTTTCTTGAGCCACTACAACGAGAAGCTAGACTGGACCGACTATCTTGAAGACGACATTAAGATATTCATAGAGACCAAGTGCAAAGGTGAATTCAGAAAAGATGAATTCTTATTCAAGCGAGATGCTGTTGTCTTTAAGTCAGAAAACATAGGAAGAGAAGCAGTTACAATAGCGAGATACTACTGTCAAAATACTGAAGATCACGTAATGTTTTTACAGGCATTCCCGCTCGACGTCATAACTTTAAGACACACATCCTCGCAAAGGAAGCCAAGGTGGATGCCGTTCGATCCACTTAGCATGGAAGAAGAAGACAAGAAGCTCTGTTGTCAAAAAATTCATGAATGTTTTAGAAAATCTACATCAGAAAGTGTGCCAATCCTAACGGGATTTAGAAAAGATTTTTTCCCAACCGGCAGCTATCTAAGAGAGTCATACAGGAAGTATTTGAAGTTATTTGTAGAGTCTTATGATGAAACGAAAGAAATGACTCCGTATCTACCAGGTGCAGGTTTCGTTAGGAGTCCACTTAAAAAAGAAGAGATCGATAGTTTGTCTGTTCGACTTAAGAAAATTGAAAATTGGATCATAAGTGAAGAAAAAATGACAGATATCAATGACAAAATAGTCGACATGTCAGGAGCAGGACACGACTATTCCAAAAGTGTCTTCTTAGAAAGAAGCTGGCCTGTTATCTTGCAGAGAGATGCTGTTGCCATCTAGCAATTAGAACACATGAGAATCATATTCTGCACACTTGACAGAGGCGCCGGCACCGCCTGGCTAAGAGCTGGGATGATATCTCAATTCATTAATTTCGAAGGCAAGAGAGAATCTCACTGGACAACGAGAGAAGAACTGTCCAAGTCTCTTGACAACCTCAAGGGCGATGACTGCGTGATCTTTGTAAAGATTGGATTTGGAGAAGACCTCGTAAAAGAAGTCAGAAGAAGATGCAGATTCGTCTTTCTAGATCCGAGCGATGATAGAACCGTCTTGAACACACCCTACTGGATGGATCTCGTCGACGGAGTTCTACACGACACAGAGCACCAGAAAAATTTACTTTCTGAGCTCGGGTACAAGCAGATCATTCAAATTGAGCACATGCACTCTAATTTTGACTCAAAATTCAATCAAGTTAGAAAACCAATTACATCTCCAATCGTAGCTGGGTACATGGGCCTACCGAATCAGCTTGACTGTTCTCAAGAAATCATAGAAAAAATTACGAAGACAGGTATCGGGTGGTATCAGGCGAGTCCCAACATTCAAAGCAATGCCATTCACACGATGTGCATCGATTGTCAGATAGTTCACGTCGAGCAAAACGAAAAGAGAGAAATTTGTCTCAAGACGAAGCCTCACAACAAGCTCATGAACTGTCTCTCTTACGGCGTACCGAGCTTGTCTTCACCTTATGATTCCTACGTGAGAGTTCTCAAAGACAATAAGCTTCTCATCAACATGATTGCAGACACGGTCGATAGGAAGGTCGAGAAATTACTCACTCTCTTCACTAATCAAAAGCTGTACACTGAAGTCTCAAACGAGTGCTTCTCGTTGTCTCAAAAGTATCACGTCTCAAATTACAGAAATTGTTATTCAGGATTGTTTGACTTGCTAGAAGGATAGAGGTTGATCAATTAGACCTCTCTGTGTTACAGTTGAGGTGATGAGTAACGAAAAAACATTTCTACCGCTTCCGACTGGCAAGCCTCACGTCTCATTTTCTGAGGTGAAGACGTGGAAAGACTGCTCCTACAGACATCATCTCTATCACGTCAAGAAGATAGACCTCTCTAAGCCATCTCCCGTGCTTGAGTTTGGAACTGCTGTTCATGCTTCGTGTGAGAAGTACCTGCTTACACGTGAGATGGACGTTAAGCTGTGTCACAATGCTCTCGATGAGGCGTGGGCAAAGCGCAGCGGTCAGGAAGAATTCTCAGAAAAGGCGTTAAAAGTTGCCAAGGCTGAGTCAGAAGCAATTCTCTTGGAGGTGCCAGCATTCCTCGACAGGGAGTTTCCGGAGTGGTCTGTGGTGGATGCAGAGCATGCCCTGTACGAATCGGTGGAGGGCCACCCACATGCATTTAAGGGTTTCATCGATGGTGTCATCAAGTGTAAGGGCAAGCGCGGTGAAGACCTCTACTGGATCATTGATTGGAAGACATCCGCGAGCGGCTGGCGACGAGAGAAGCGAGCCGACGAGATGACCAAGGCGCAGTTGGCTCTCTACAAAAACTATTGGCATCAGAAGAACCCGCAGGTTCCCTTCAAAGACATTCGATGCGCATTTGCGATCCTCAAGAAGGCTGCAAAACCAGGCCAGCACTGCGAGTTATTCTCGGTCTCACTGGGAGACGTACCTGTAAAGAGATCACTCAAAGTTGTCAGCAACATGATCACCTCTGTCAAGAGAGGAATAGCATTGAAGAACAGAGACTCCTGTACGTATTGCGAGTACAAGGGAACAGATCATTGTACTTAACTCTTTCACAAGATCTTCGTTAGAAGCATCCTGTGTCGCCAGATGTCTATGCTAGAGTAATCATAATCTTTTAGTTGAAAGTTAACCCAGCCTTTCATGTAGGGTCTTAAATTGTCTTGTACTCCTGCATACGCATCTATCCCTGAGCCAACACTGATATAAACAGCTTTTTTATACTGCTTCAACTTGTAGAGAAGTGCCTGCTGAGCATGCCCAATACCCACGAGAAATATCTCAGCTCTGGAATTTTTTAATTGTTCTTCTAGACTGATCTCGGCTTCTTGTAGATGATCGCAAAGACCTGTCTGCCTGACGTGGATGTAATCAGAAAAACCGCTGAACATCAAGTGATCTCTATATTCGTCAAATTGACAGAGTCTTTTTATTAAATCTAGCTTTTGTTTCGCTCCAATGATACCAATCTTTCCGTCAAACTTAGACGTGAACCACTTGTTAGCAACTAGACCGTAGACATAATCTACTAAGAAGTCTGGTTTCTTGTGAAAAATCTCATCAAACCAACAAAAGTGTTGATCTAGCATCTGACACATCAGATAGTCATTTTTAACAACACCTTCTCTGAATGGTGTCAAATCTCTCTCAGACTTGAAAGAGTCTCTTTTTCCTGGTGCCACAGATCCGATCTGATTGTTTGTCAACCAGAAATACTCTCCATCACTAAACTTGTAGTAGGTTTTAGATTCATTTCTTGCAACTTGCTGCTCTACATGACTCTTAAACTTTTCAAGACCAGGATAAAAATCAGCATACTCTTTTTGCATCTTATCGTTGCAAGATTGAAAATTTCCTGAATTATCTGCGCCTTGTATGATGTAAGTCATACCAGAGATGGTACCTTAAAATTGATGTAGCGCAACTCTTTTCTAACTTTTGTTACAACTTTTCGTTTTTAGGTAATATAGGGACAATGCAGAATCAAAAGAAGACGATACTATTTCTATCGGACCATCCTTTGTCGACGTCCGGAGTTGGTACTCAGGCTAGATGGTTGATCACTGGTCTAATTGGAACGGGAAAGTATAGCTTTAGATGTTTTGGTGGAGCTATCAAACACGACAATTACGACATAGTCACTGTCAACCCAGACTTCGTCATAAAGCCCACGAACGGTTTCGGAGATAAGGGTCTCTTGCGGAAGACGCTCGCCCAGGTAAAACCTGATGCCTTGTTCCTCTTCACAGATCCGAGATTCTTCATATGGACGTGGGAGATGGAAGACGAGATACATCAAATCTGCCCGATCGTCTATTGGCACCTGTGGGACAATCCACCGTGGCCAGAATTCAACAGACCATTGTATGAGTCGACAGACTTAATTAACTGCATCAACTATCCAACGTATGAGATGGTCAAGGAAAGATTTCCTGACAAGACAAACTACATACCTCATTCAGTTCCAGATGATCTTTATAAGCCTCTACCAAAGAGCGACGTAGAGAAGTTTAAGAAAACTCTCTTAGGCCCTCAAAGAGCTAATCACTTTACGTGTCTGTACGTGTCTCGCAATGCACGCAGAAAGATGCCAAGCGACATACTGAATTCCTGGAAGATGTTCCTTGATGAGATGCAGTTGAAGCACGGTCACAAGAACGCAACGCTCGTCATGCACACCGATCCACTAGATCAAGAAGGTACAAACCTCTACCAGGTGATCGACGTACTGGGCGTGAGAGACAACGTGATGTTCTCTAAAGACAGGATTGGATTCAACGAGATGAATCTGCTCTATAACTCCTGCGACACAATAATCAACAGAAGCTGTAACGAAGGATTTGGACTTCCCACGCTGGAAATGATGATGTGTGGCAAGCCTATCATCGTCATTAAGACAGGTGGGCTGACTCGCCAAGTTGAAGATCCAGAGACAGGCGAGCAGTTTGGAATTGGAATGGACCCAGAAGTCAGAACGATGGTCGGTAACCACATGGTTCCTTACATCTACGAAGATTTTGTCTCCCACGAGACCGTCAGAGATGCGTTCATGAAGATGTACGAGATGGGGGCAGAAGAAAGAGAAAAGCTTGGTTTGAGAGCACGAGAGAGAGCTCTCAAGGAATACAGCATGAAGAAGATGATCAGCGACTGGGACTCTACGATAGAGCAGACAATAGACAAGTGGAAGTCTGGAGAAATTAAGCGCTGGAGGAAGACTGAACTATGAACATATTTGAGAACTTCAACTACAGCAAGAAGAGAGTTCTGCTTAGAGGACCTGTTCTAACTCAGTCAGGATACGGAGTACACGCACGTCAGGTGGCGAAGTGGCTCTTCTCGAGACAAGATCTGGAAGTAGAGATACAGGCCCTACCGTGGGGAGACACTCCCTGGTTAATTGACGTAAATGCAGATGGGGGTTTTATCGGTAGATTAATGGAAAAAACTGTGGACCCGTCTGGTAGACACTACGACGCAACAGTTCAGTTACAGCTCCCGAACGAGTGGGACACCAGGCTTTCTAAGGTTAATGTCGGTATCACAGCTGGTGTCGAAACTGACAGGTGCAATCCCGAGTGGGTAAAGGCCTGCAACAGGATGAACATGGTGATTGTTCCATCGAAGCACTCGATGAACTGCATAAAATCTTCAGGCACAGTGAGCGTCCCAATTCATGTGGTGCCCGAGTCCTTCTCTCAGGCGATATCTCAATGTTCTCCGACGACCGTCGACGAACTAGATTTCTCTACTTCCTTCAACTTCCTATTGTTCGGTCAATTGACCGGAACGAATCCAGAGAGCGAAAGGAAGAACATCTTCTACACTGTGAAGTGGCTCTGTGAAACTTTTAAGAACGACAAAGATGTCGGTATCGTTGTCAAGACTAACTCAGGAAGAAACACTCACATTGACAAGAAGATAGTCACTCAAACTTTTGAAACGTTGCTAAGGGAAGTCAGGAAAGGACCGTATCCACGTCTACATCTTGTTCATGGCGACATGTCTGATAGCGAAGTTTCATCGCTGTATAGACACCCTTCGATTAAATCACTTGTTTCCCTTACGAAAGGAGAGGGTTACGGTTTACCGATACTCGAGGCCGCGGCATCAGGATTACCTGTGATAGCAACAAATTGGTCTGGTCACTTGGACTTCTTGTCTCACGGTAGATTCATTGAGGTAGATTACAACTTAAAAGAAATACACGCTTCGAGAGTTGACAACAAAATCTTCATGAGAGGGAGCAAGTGGGCCGAACCACTCGAGGAAGACTTCAAAAAGAAGGTCTCCAAGTTTAGATCTGCATCTGTAATTCCAAATGAGTGGGCTAAAGATCTACAGAAAAAAGTTCAAGGGATCTACAGCATAGAAGCTGTAATTTCTCAGTACGAGGAAGTCACGAAGGGATTGATTTGATGACTTTTTTTCTTGTGTCTTTAATCGCAGCTCTTTCGACTGGACTCGCCTACAGTGTGAGAATAAGCCTCTCTTACTCAGAAAAATTCGATGAGATTCAAGACGTCATTCAAGAATCGATAAAGATACTCAATGATCAGTATGCAGTAATCGACAAGAAAACAAAACTCGAGGTCTTCTTCGACGAACCTGTCGTCAAAGATCTTGTACAGGACATTGCTATAGCAAGAGATTCTGTTCTCAGCGTCGCGAAAGCCCTCGATAGTACGCTAGAAGTTGACTCTCCCGAGGAGCAGGGCGAGGAAACATGAGAAAGTCATCTAAGAAAAAAGAAATAAACGTCACAGAGGTAGTAGCCGTCGAACCAGAATCAACTGTTCCTGAAGTTCAGCAAGAAGAAAAGGCTCCAAAGAACAACCTGAAGCTGTACTTTAACTCTGATACACAAGACGCAATCGTTCTATACCAGAAGACCGTTTCAAGGAAAGAGAGAGATAGACTCTACGTCAACCAGATACTCCCGGCATTTAAGAAGCTTGTTGAGAATCTGATAAACATACACAAGTTCACAGGTATGCATGACACTTACGACGAACTGAAGAATGATTGTGTCAATTTTCTCTTCGAGACAATACACAAATTCGACGCAGGTAGAGGTACGAACGCATTCTCTTACTTCAACGTGGTAGCCAAAAATTGGCTCATAATAAGAACCAAGCAGAAGGCTCAGAGAACAAAAAAGAGTGTGTCTCTTGATGATCCTTCTTCTCTTACCACACATGAGTCGCTCATCATAGAAGAGCACAACACGATAGAAGCACAAGACATATTCTCTGACAACACTGAATCAGTCGAAGGAACCATAAGTCTTCTATACGACATAAGAGCAAGAGTCAAGACAGAGAACGAATTAACTTGTATTAATGCAATTATAACGATATTTGAAAACATCGATGAGATAGATTTGCTCAATAAGAGCGCAGTCTTGCTGTACATGAGAGAACTATCAGGTCTTTCTCCTAAGCAATTGACAACAGCGATGCAGTCGATAAAGAGACGATACAAGAAATCTAAGTCGGACAGTAGAGACGCATAGTAGAATAATTTTACCATGGTCAAAAAGAAAGATTCAGACGTCGAGAACAAGATTAGAGACTTCACAGAGCTTCTAGCTCAAATTGACGGAGTAAACGATAAGAAGAAACGTCTGTGGAAAGAAATCTATGAAAACGCTGTGACTGACAGACAGAATGCATACGTCATGTTCACGACGCTAGTTGAGATATCTGAGAACAAAAGCACAGAGCACGCCATTCACGGGAAGACTATTGCTACTTACATAGAGAGAATGAGCAGAGCGAACGACCAGCTCATTCGACTCGCAGAGTTGGTCTCGAAGTCTGAGACTCAAGTCGAAGAAGAAATAGACCCAGAAGAGATGTTCAAAAAGATAGGATCGTAGTTGCGACATGGAAGAGCTTGACTACACAGTAATCTTTGAAAAGATGGCTCGAGGAGAGCTATCTGCAGGCGAAGTGCCTGACGTCACTCGAAAAAAAATAAAGCTATTTAGAAAGATGGTTGTCCTTGAGGTCATATCTGACGCCAAGGAAGATAGTGAGAACGAAGAGACTCAGCAGCGCTGGAACACTCTTGGAATACTAAACTTCAAGTATGCAAAGGCACTTCCGCGAAATTCTATCATCGCAAAAGACGTAGGTTACGAGAGCGCACCTGAGTTTGTTCTTCCGTTCTTCTCACACGTCTCCATGCCTTGTAAGGCAGGAGAGTGCGTATGGGTGATATCTGAGAGTGACAAGGCTGACATTTCTTACTGGTTGAGCAGAGTCGTAGAGCTGCACCTAGCAGACGATGTCAACCATTCTCACCCGGGAAGGTACCTCGAGCCAAGCCAGAATCCAAGTACATCTGACAAGTTCAAAGGAAAAGGTGACAAAGAGGAGACCACGTGGTTTGAATTGAGAAATGGTCCTCCCGTCGAAGTCGATCAAGTCAGAAACACTTCTTCAAAGAGGGTACTCTTGAGGAGAGACCCAGAAGACATATTCGAGCAACTTGTGACAGGATCGAAAGCTGCAGAGATAACTTACTACGAATCTGTTCCTAGATTTAAGAAGAGACCCGGAGACGTAGCTCTAGAAGGGTCGAACAACACTCTCATTGTTCTCGGAAACGACAGACAGGGTGGATTGAAAAAGACTCCATTTACTAGCTCTGCAGGATCGATAGACCTAGTCGCAGGCCGCGGACAAACGAATAACACGTACGGCAAGTCTGTAGACACGACTTCGATAATAGGAGTTGCTGAAAACAAAAAGGGAAAGAAGATAAAGGAAGAGCTCGACAAGACTGAGAAGTCACTGTCTAAAGACGAGGGAGACCCAGACTTTATCAACGACAGGAGTAGAATTCTTGTGTCGCACAGAACGAGCGTCGACAAGAACTTCAAGCTCGACACGTACAACAAAAAACTCGGAATAGAAGACAATGCAGCAAACGGAGACGCAGGCATCGTCATCAAGTCAGACAAGGTGAGACTCATAGCTCGATCAGACGTTGAGATCATAGTGACGGGATTCAAGAATCCCCTCAGAGAAGCTCCTGACAAGAAGAAGATTAAGGACGAGGAGCTTGAAGATCAAGAAAAGTGGGCATCGATCACAATAACTTCGTCAGGAGAGATAGTGATCAAACCTTCTAAGACGGGTGTGATTAAACTGGGTAGCGAGAAAGCTAACAAAGCTATTCTTTGCACCCAATCTGTCAACAATGGAGTTGGTGGAAATGTAATTGGAAAACCAATAGCAACTACAATGGGCGGACAAGTCGGTTTTAACGAAGGATCTCCTACGGGTGAGTGGGCGAAGAAAGTTCTAATAGACTAATGGCGACACCATTTGACAAGGTTTTAACAAATGCAAACGTCATCGCAGCAGACGGTAAAATAACTGAATCTGAAAAACAAAAGTTTATAGAGAGTGTCGAAAGCATATTAAAAAAGGGATCCACCATACCAGGACTAGAATTTCCTCCGGACCCGTTCGCAGAGGACACTGTTAAAAGGCTGAAAGAGTCTAAGACATGGAAGAAGACTTACATAGACGGACTTTTAGAGCCCACAATGAAGTCTCTTGACACGCCGGGTAACTTACTGTTACCGCCGATGCATGATCCGTCATCTACTTTCGAGATAGACATCTCCATCGAAGATCTAAAACCCGCTAATTTCGCATCTCCCGACTTCTTATTGACCAAGACAGACCTTACACCCCCAGAAATAACGACAAAATTGGGAGAAATTGCTGCAAATATACCACTGCCTCAACTTCCAAAAGTTCCCACGCTTCCTACGACAGACAGCTTACTAGACAATTTTGACATAAAAAAAGCCGACCTGGACATCGACACTTTAAAAATAGACAGCAAAGCGCTGGAATTGACAGTTCAGCCGCTTAGTTTCTTCGAGAAGTTATTAAAGTCTCCCATAGATCTATTTGGAGAGCTGATATCAAGCCCAGACGAGACGTTAAGTGCTGCTATCGATGGATCTCTTCCAAGCAAGATACTAGAATTTCTTTTAAGAATAGTAAAGTTGATCATTGCCGCGCTTGGAGCAATAATCGGTGCCATATACATTCTCGTCGCCACTATACTCGCATGGGTGTACAGAATAGTGACTGCAATAGCAGCATGCTTGGTTTCTTCAATAGTAGGATCAGGCAGTATATCGACTCAGATTTATAACACTCAACTGAGTTCGTAAGATGAGCTATAGTTAGACAACATGGCAACTTATAGCTTTAAGAGTGTCGGAAAAACACAGGCGCAGATACAGACTGAAGCTGTCGAGCAGACCCTCGTCCCTTATGGAATAAAAACTCCCCTTGAGCTTGGGAACAAAGACGGTATATTTGTCATGAACTATGACCTTTCTCGTCAGCTGGCAGATAACCTTAAGAATCTCTTGACGACAAACTGGGGAGAGCGTTTGGGTCTATACCAGTTCGGTGCAAACCTCAAGCCGCTTACTACTGAGTATTCGTCACAAGAAGACTTCGACTCTCAGGCGATTGAAAGAATAAAAAATGCTGTGGAAAAGTGGATGCCGTTCATCGAATTAGATAGCTTCTCATCCACCGCAGACCAACAAGAAAACACCAGTACCGGTGTAATAAAGATAAACGTTACTTACAACATTCCTTCTCTTGAAATTGCAAGCCAAGGAATTCAAATTGTTCTGTATGTAATATGATACTCGTTCTATTTATCGACGAACAGGTCACAAATGGCAATTAACGACAACAAGGTGGCGCTAAAGTCAGTCAGACAAAGAAATTATCTGGCTAGAGATTTTGATGGTTTTAGGACGGTACTGCTTGATTACGCTAGACAGTATTACCCAGATAGAATACAAGACTTCTCTGAGTCTTCTCTTGGCGGTCTGTTCCTCGATATGGCCGCCTATATCGGCGACAACATGTCTTTCTATTTGGACCATTTGTACGGAGAGTTGAACAGCGACACAGTTGTAGAAACTGTAAACATACAGCGCACTTTGAGAAATGCAGGCGTAACAATAGCTGGTGCATCTGCAGCGATAGCAAATGTTGACTTCTACGTCGAGATACCGGTATTAGACGACGGAAGTTTACAGGTAGATCCAACTCTTCTTCCCACAATAGGCGCAGGTACGGTCATACAGTCTGACAATGGTGTGACCTTTACTCTCTTAGAAGACGTAAGATTCTGGAAGTACAACACGAGCACAAGCATAGCTGTTGACACTGCGACAGTCGAAGAAGTAATTGGAAGAAGAATAAATGGAACCGTCGCGACGAAGATTCTCAAAAAGACAGGCGTGTGCAGCTCAGGAGCCCAGATCAGTGAGACGTTTTCAATAGGGGAATTTCGTCAGTTTAGAACCATAACGCTTACAGAGCCAAATGTGACCCAGATAATAAGCGTAACTGACGGTCTCGGAAACGTCTACTACGAGGTGGGAAATCTCACACACGATGTTGTCTATAAAAATGTTCTGAACACATCAGACATGACAAATTCTCCTTCTCCCGTGAAGGACAACCTCAAGCTAATACCTGCTCCCTATAGGTTCTTAAAAGACGTCTCACTCGAAGACAGGAGAACAACGCTCACGTTTGGCGGCGGAGATGCAAACAACCTGGACGACGATATCATCCCGGATCCATCAGAATTTGCACTTTCTCTGCCCTTCTCACAAACATTCTCGAGAACACCCGTCAACCCAGAGAGGCTTCTGCAGGCAAACACTCTCGGCGTCGCTGCTTCGAACACAACCTTGACTGTTACCTACCGCTACGGCGGCGGTCTCTTTCACAATGTCGAGGCAAACACAATAACAAACATAACGACTTTGAACCTTAGCTTTCCTGAGAATCCGTCGGTAGGACGCCAAAACCAAATAAGAAATACAATCGAAGCAAGCAACTCATCCCCAGCTTCGGGCGGAGAAGACGCACCGACATCAGAAGACTTGCTCGCGCTCGTTCCTACAATTAGAAACTCTCAAGAACGAATCGTTACCAAGGAAGATCTCATCTCGAGAGTCTACACGATGCCGAGTAACTTCGGCCGAGTCTTCAGAGCTTCCGTCGCAAATAACACAAGCAACCCAGGTTCGACGAGACTTTACATAATATCTCGAACGCCCGAGGGACAACTCATCACATCACCCGACGCGCTAAAGATTAACTTGAGAAAATACCTGAACGCCTACAGGATGATATCTGACGCAATAGACGTGATGGACGCCGGAATAGTCAATCTCGAGCTATTCTTCCAGATAGTGGCAGATCCTTCCTTAAACAAGAGCCTACACCTTCAGAGTATCATATCTGATCTTCAAGATCAGTTTGATATAACGAGGATGCACATAGGAAAACCCATTGTACTTTCTGACGTCGTTTCGATGATCTTCTCGAAACCAGGCGTGATAGCCGTTGACACGATCAGGTTCAACAACATGAGCGGCAACGTGAAGAACAAACAGTACTCTCCGGTGTCGTTCGACGTGTCTCTCAACACGAAGAACC